CGAAAGTGTACTAGTGCGATCGTGGCTGATCGGCACATTCATACTGTTTTAATGCATTACATTATTGATTTTTTCCATTACGTTGAGCATTTAACAGTGCTCAGTTTCTTGGTTGGAGTTATTAGTGATTTTGCTTTGGAATTGTTTGTTTTTTGTTATAGCCAAACCCCGTCTTAATGCGGTTGTTCATTATTTATGCTTTTGAATAAAGCAGTTTGCATCTTTTGTTACAGGAGGCGATGATGGATCCTCTTAAACCTTTTCTATTGAAAAGAATCCTGTAGGTGGCGCTTTGCGCCACCGAGGTAGTCGATGCCCGTTCGACAATGTTGGAACTACATTTCAAACTTATCCCCCCCCCCGTTTTAATCCGGTTGTTGATTATTTATGCTTTTTAATAAAGCAATCTAGTTGATGGAAGTTCAACAATCCCTAGGAATTGATTTCAAACTCCTACAAGCCGCCATTTTCATAGCATGCTCATTTGAGGAATGTTTGTTTATGGATTTAAATTAATTGCTGACTTTGGTTTCGCTTGACCTTAGAATGACGCAATTTTAGCGCTATTATTGGATGCGCGCTTGTTGGTTGGATATTTATTTTGTTTCACATGTTTCACAATTCGAACGCTTTTTCGTTTCAGATTGCGATTAGTTATGTGGCCAATAGCTGATTAGGAGAGATCCGATGATATCACTTGGTGACTGTCTTTTTGTTTTCACGAATTAAAGATAAATTAGTGGAAGATGCCCATTTTTATAATCTTTCCTTTCATGGCGGTAGCCCCGCGCGCTAGTGTAATGCTAGTGGTATTGGCATTGGTCTTTTTGACCTCTGTTAAAGGAGATTTAAGAATGCATTACTTGATGAAAAATGCCTCTTCTGAACTCTTTGACTGTCAATCCCCTCTCCGGAAAGTGGTTCCATTGGTAATGGGCCACCTAGAGAGACCGTTTGAGTCGGCCTTGCCCTTTATTGGGTCCCCCCCCCCCCGCGTTTTCGCAACCCCGGACTTTCAGTCCACCCCCGCGCGTCCTCGTCTTCGTTCGTTTTCGTACCACTCTATGAGTGCTTCTATACCCGCCACGCTTTTGCCTACCGGGTCGTATAAGGGCTTTTCGCCCGTTGTTCTTGATCTTGTTGTGGTCATGAATGTTTCAGCTTTCCAGCTTGTCAGTTTTCGCTGTCCTTCGTCTTCAGATGTTGATGAATCTAAGACTGTTCCTTTTGTCGTCCCAGTTGTAGCCAGTAAGTTACACAAGGCTAATTTTACTAACTGGAAGATTGCTTATCTGTATGGTCCTCCCCAACCTTTATTCATTATTAGGTTCTTTGAGGAATACCTCCCTTTTGCTTCTGAGAGTTTTGGTTTTGATTTGATTTCCTGGGACAAGGCGTTGTACTTTTCCATACGAGTTCAACAGGATAAAAAGAAAGATCTATTTGTTTGCGTTCTTTTTGCTATCGCAGCTTTGCCTGTGTTGTGCACTCTTTCCGGTTTGTGGTTTCTTAAAGCCTCTTTTCTCTTTGCGTTGAAGAGCCTGTTGTGGCTAGTATTTTGTTTTTCGTTTTTTATACGTCTTATACTTTTTTCCTTAGCACTTTGGTTCTTGTTTTCCGGCTATTCTATCTT